CTAACTCCTTAAAATTAAAAATTCAGGTGTCAGTGGGAACAGTTAATATCAAGTAGAAAACTGTTCCCACATATATACTTACTCCGGAGGGTCTTCAACAGGAGGCTCTGGCTCAGGCTCAGGAGCAACAAATTCAGGTTTAGGCAAAATACCAAGCTCGACCGCCTCATCGGCGTTCTCCGGGTCACTCATGAACTCTAAAAGCATCGTAGGGTCATTATTAAACCGCTTACGAACATCAGACGGCAAAGACATAAAACGGCTATCAGCCTCCAAAACCTTATCAACACACTCTTGATAGCTATCAACATCAGAAAAATCACCGTAAAACCCGGGATTACCTCTATTCGGCATTAAACCAGACTTCAATGCCTTTCGAACAATAGAATTAACATTAACACGCTTCTTATGAGACTGCTCTACACGACTTTCGCCATAAAACAATCTCTGCACACGAGGTGCAATCCTTACGGCTTCAGACATAATAAACTCCTTTAATCAAAATACTTACATAATAAAAATAGGACTCCCAATGGGAGCCCTATCACTACAAAGAAATTGGCAATTATCGCGGAAATCACCTTATTCTCCGCCAACTTTAACTAACTCAGAAACAGCAATCACCTGCTGTGGGGTTTCAGACCCCAAAACAAGACCAGATTGGTCATCAAACATGCCAACTTCAAACAATAAAAAATCCTCCGGATAACGCCCGAACTGACTATCGGGCTTACTAACCGCATCCGTCATAATACGCATAGCATGCCCAGAATTATGGGCATAAAACGGACTCTGAAAAATCTTCGTCTTTACATCATACACACTAAACATTTGAATTACCATTTTCAAATCCTCTCTTTAAATTACCTAATCTGCTGTCCAAGACCTTTTCCCGGACACGCAATCTCCGACTTGAATTATTATCGGCATACTTAACACCATTTGTCAATCTTTTTCTCTTAATATTTTTAAAATCCACAGGACAAAACGTATCGTATATTTTGTCATAATAACGAGGGCTACGAAACTTCTGACCATCATGGGTGATAAAATCTTTTGGAAAAATGTCTTCCTTGAACTTTTCAAACCATCTTTTTCCAATTCCAGGCCTCCTTGACATAGTAATATATTCGGGCTGTAAAAAATAACACTCACCACTATCTTCATCGACATCAACAAAATAATGCTCCAATGCCTTTTCGCCATTCATCTTCTTAGTAATATAACGAGCAACATAAGCAGCACTTTCAAAAGTGACATCACCAATAGTACAAAAACCAAGCTTAACATACCAACGACCATTACGTTCAAAACAATTATCAAGGCCATAATGACGGCAATTAACAGGGTCAATCTCCTTAGACCACAAACGTTCTAAATTCTCAGAACGATACAAACGAACACCATCACGACAAGACCACAATTCCTTATCATCAAAATCAAAATTAAACAAACAAGCATGATGATGAGGACGCTCCAACTGACTACCATACTCGCCACAATGAAAAAAACGAATAGGAAAACTAACACGGCCATTACTATCTTTAACAGACTCAATACCACTATAATGCTTACGCAAACGCTTCATAAAATTCTGAAAATCCGCTTTAACTAAAGAACCATAATCCTGCAAATTCTCATCACTAAAAGTGAGCGTAACAAAACAATTATTTTCAAAGAGCGAGGCTTCATGAACACATCTTAAAGCCCAATCACGAGACCTATCAATTCGACAACCAATACACTGTCCACAAGGCAACTCCAAATTCTCATATACATTACCAGCTTCCTTAGGATTAAAAACAATCAGAGACTTACCATTCTCATTCTTACGAGACAAAGAGCGATACGCAGCCAAAGGCTTATAGCATGACATAACATTCTCCGTCGCTTAAATATAGTTGAACTATCTCCGACGAGCAGGGCAATAGCCCATTCTCAATAAGCAGAAAAAATAAGCGACTACAGCCTATAACCACCACGCATGGGGGAACGAGACCTATTCTTACGATGAACACGGTCAGCAGTACGAGAAAAACGACGCTTAGAACGAAACTTACTCACTTTCTTACGAAAACGACTCATAACAAAACTCCTTACACAAAAATTAAAAAAGGGCAGGCATCCATACCTGCCCAAAGAAAAAAACTACTTCACATTAGGATCATCAGGGGCATCATCAAAAACATCCGGGCGACCATCACCGTCACTATCCTTAATGACTTTCAATAAATCAATCAACAAACTTAAAATCTTCATAATCTTCAACATACAAAACTCCTTTCAAAATTAAATTAATACGAAGGATTAAACTTACGGGGACGCATAGGCTTGGGATTATTCTTCCACTTCTGAGCAGGTACAGACTTACGAAACGATTTAGAAGTATTCCACTTCTTAACGGCACCACGAGCCTTACGCTTAACACGCTTAAATGAAACAGGCCGACGCTTACGCTTAAAAAACTCCTTAATCTTATCAAAAGAAGAACCAACGCCAATAGCAGACGAACGACCAATACCACGAGCCCATCCGGGCAAAGACTCAATAGAAGCAACAAGCTTATTAACACCAGCATCATCCATTAACTTAGCTTCAGCAATCTTACGAGCCAATTCAATCTCACGCATACCAGCAGTAGCAGAGGAAATACGAGCATTCTCACCAATCAACTTAACCTCTGCATTATTACGACGAACTTGAGCAGCACTAGCAGCAACCTTACCATACTCGGGAACTTGAGCAGTAGAACCGGCAGGGGTGGACGCTCCCTGTCCACCCATTACCGATAAAAGAGGATTTAAGCCCGCGGCTTCCAAATCCTTAACTTCACGCTGATGAGCAGTACTAGACATCTCACGTTGAAAATCACGGTTCTTACCAGCAGCTTTCTTGGCTTGAGAACCACCAAATAAAGAACCAACAACAGAACCAGCAATCGAACTAAACAAACCCATAATCAAACTCCTTAAATAAGTGTCACTTATTAGCCATCGACCTAAAAATGGTCGATGAGACCGGGAACACTATAAAGAGGCATAGGCCGAGTACAATTAATATCAAAAAACGCATCAAAGAAAAAATGAGGATAAGACGGAATAGCAACAACACGCTCAACAGGAGCATCATCCTCAATAAACGAAGTATTCAAAACAGGCAACGCACCAAAATCTTCAGACAAATGCCAAGCATCTAAAGAAGTAGCATGATTAGAACGAAACTGGCCAGTAATCAAAGAGGGCTTATAACGATACTCCGCCCAACGCTCTTGATAACCAAACACATCATCATCCGCAGCAAGACCTTGTGCATAAATCTCCTTATTAAGAACTTCCTGCTCACCAAGATGAGCAAGAGCAGGCCAATAAAAATCATATTTAGTCTGACGAGACCACATCCGATTCATACCAGTCTGATAAGTCAAATCAGCACGAACATTAATTAAACCAATCAAAGTACAATGTTCAGTAAACGACTTCGAAAAACCAATACCAGATTGATTAGAATAAACAGTAGCCGCAAGACGGCCAATAGGCTCACCGCCAAAAGTAGATGTAGCAGGAACAGGGTCAACAATAATAGGCCGGCTTCCACCGCCTAAATATTCAGGACGCTGTAAACGAGCATCAGGAGAAGTAACACCAAAATGCGAATTAATAATCTCAGTGTAACGAGTACCACCACGAGCATCACGCTCCATCAAACGCTGAAGCTGAAAAGCTTCACGTAAAGAATTAATAGTAGCAGCAGTAGCAGCTGATAAATCAGCAAACAAACCAGAATTATCCGGGTCATCAGTAACACCATAACGAACATTCAAGCCGTTATTAAAACCAGCAGCAGCAGAACCAACAGCAGTACCATAACCAGCATCTTCACGCCTAATATCTGAAGTACCAGTAGTGCCACGCATGGCAAAAAAACCAGTACCATCATCAAGCCCTAAAGCTTGACCATCACCAATCACAGGGGCAGAAGAACCAAGAGGCAAATCAACAGCATCGCCCTTTTGAGGCCAAGGCAAACAAGACGTAAAATAATCATGACGCTTACCACGCTTAAGCAAAACATAATCAGCAATGGCATCAGGACCATCATCCTTATCAACAACAACACTATCCTGCAAATTCTCATCACGAAACCACTCATTCCAAATGAGATTATACGCACGAAAATGCAAAGAATTAAACTCAAGATTATTAACCGCAGTAGGCAATCCAAAATAATCACCAAGACTCAAAGCAACAACAGGGTTAGCACCCATTTGTATTTGCGGAACAACATAATCAATAGAACTGTCAGGGTCAGGATCTCTTTCACCCATAAATCTTTGCCAATTCTCCCAAAGCAAACGATTGGGAACAGCAAAGAAAAAATAATCCACATACATATTATCCATAATAGGCTTCAATAATGGATCCATTCGTATTATTGAAGACAACCGAACACTAAAAGTATCTCCGGGCAAAGCCTCATCAAAAAAAATAGGGATTAAATCACCCTCATCAAATGTGGACTTATAACCGTGAGAACGTCTAAAACTCGAACGGTTAATATCAGCATGAGGAACTTTAGAAAAATCATGCTTCATAACAGATGGTTGAGAAAAACTAGGAAAATCCATAACTAACTCCTTAAAATTAAAAATTCAGGTGTCAGTGGGAACAGTTAATATCAAGTAGAAAACTGTTCCCACATATATACTTACTCCGGAGGGTCTTCAACAGGAGGCTCTGGCTCAGGCTCA